ACTAATTAGCCATGTGGACCTTGGTAAATACTGCCTTTCCCCGGCGGAAAGGCAGTATTTACCAAGGTCCACATGGCTAATTAGTGGTGTAGGACTTTTCTTTCTCCTTTCGGTAAATAAATCATGTGAAAGTCATGTGGATCTTAGTAAGTACTGTCACAAACTACTTAACAACTAATACTAAAACCATACAAAGGAGGCTGAGAGTATGGCTAAAGTAATAGACTCGAAATCCGTTCAAGTCAAAAGACCGGCCATAAATCCCGAAACTAGAGAGAATCAGCTCATCTCTCTGGCGGTAGACTTGGCCGAGAAACAATTAAGAGAGGGTACAGCCTCTTCACAAGTCATAACTCACTATCTTAAGCTAGGTTCAACCACAGCTAAGCTAGAAAAGGAACGACTAGAAGAAGAGAACAAACTCCTCAGAGCTAAAACAGAAGCATTAGAATCTCAGAAAGAGGTTAAAGAGCTTTATAAAGATGCACTTGCTGCTATGAAAAGATACAGCGGTAATACTGAGGATGAAGACGATGTATATTAGAACATACTCTGAACTCCGCAGGTTGCCAACTTTCGAAGAACGTTTTAGATACTTACAACTCAGAGGTGTCGTTGGTCAAGACACGTTTGGTTGGGACAGAGCAATCAATCAATATCTATACCAGCGATCTAAAAAGTGGCAAGAATCTAGACGTAAAGTAATTATCAGGGACAACGGGTGCGATCTTGGAATCAAAGATAGAGAAATCTACGACAAAATCATAGTCCATCATATGAACCCTATAACCCTTGAAGATATCGAAAACGACAGCGATTTAGTCTACAACCCTGAGTATCTAATTTGCGTATCTCATAATACCCATAATGCTATACATTATGGAACAGAAGATTTACTGGTGAAAGATCCAGTTGAGAGGACTAAAAACGACACCTGTCCATGGAAGAAGTAAGGAGAAATTCAAAATGGAGTCAATACTTTTATCAATTAAAAAGAAACTCGGTCCTGTACAAGAATACACCTATTTCGATGAAGACATCATTATAGAAATTAACTCTGCTATCATGGCGTTGAACCAAATCGGTGTCGGCAAAGAAGGTTTTATGGTAACTGGAGAGGGCGAGACTTGGACCGACTTCCTCGAAGAAAGTTATAGTAAAATGACGGCGGTTAAAACTTACATTTATATTAAATGTAGATTAATATTTGATCCGCCTTCAAGTTCATTTGTGGTCGAAGCGTTAAAAGACCAACTTAAAGAGTATGAATTTAGATTAAACATAAACGCAGAAAGCAATTAAGGAGGATAGATAGAATGCCTTTAGACGGACACACTAAAAATGTCGATATAATGAAATTCGAAGAACTCGATTTCACGATAAATCCCGAAGATAGAAGCATCATACACGTTGTTTGGGATAAAGCTGAGCAAGAATTTGTAGAAACTGAAAAACATACGTTGATGCAGTACGAAACCAATAGTACTAAAATGGTATTTGATATCCCAAGATATATTAACGGCCACGACATGCGCGAGTGTAATATAGTACAAATTCACTATCGCAATTCCGGAGCCACTACTAGCGAAAAGAGGAGAGATATATACAACGTCACGGACCTTGAAGTATACCCCAATACCACAGATTATGACGGCGAAGAAGTGCTTCGTTTCTCATGGGACATATCAAATAATGCTACCCAATATGCTGGTAACATAGAATTCGTAGTTCATTTTATATGCACTGACGCTGGTGCAAACGCAGATCCCAAAGATCCTTCTACTTATGGTGTAATTCTTTATAACTGGTCAACCGCTATTTGCGAAGTACTTCAAGTTATGAAAGGAATGAACAATAACGATTTATTAACCGATGAAACACCCGATTATATCGTAGGTTTTAATAAATTAGTTGTTCCTAGCTTTGACTGGGTCGAAGATTTGAGTTTAGATCCCACCGATCCTGGTTACGGCGAGAAGAATATCCTCCAGATAACAAATAAAATAGACGGTACCGTCGTTGAGTCCTTATCTCTAAAAGGTGAACAAGGCGATAATATCGAATTAAGAGCATCAGATGGCTACATTCAATGGAAACTCTGTGATGCTGAAGATGCTCCCGAAAACTGGACAAACTTAATAGCGATTTCTTCGCTAAAGGGCGAGAAGGGTGATACCGGCGAAACGCCTAAATTATCTGTTGGTAGAGTAGAGTATGTGACTGCAGAAAATCCGGTTGCCAGCATTGATATTAACAACGCTAATCCGGCTAGTCCCGTAATAGATTTCAGACTACCAAATCCTCCGAATGATCATGTAGAAACAATTGACGGAACTGACGTATGGATGTTCGCGGGTACAAGTAAACAATATGAGAAAGAAATCAACGATTTAAAAAATAAACACGGCGAAGCCGTCGTTAATAATATGAACATTCTTAGTGTTGTTACGGACGATTACAGTGACGTGAATTACATTACGGAAACTATCGAAAAACTTGATAAAAACTACGAGAATATACAAACATCATTAGAAACGACACGTGAACATTTAAGTAATACCATGAACACGGTAGATTACTTAGAGAAAGGTATCGTGGTTGACGAATATAAACAGCATGTGATGTATAACAATAATTCATCGAGTTATATGGTAACTACTTATGATTTTGAGTTCCCAGAAGTTTCGCCAATAAAAGATGAACTGGTCTGTTATCAATATTATGACGCCAACGGTAATCCACTATATATTTACGACAATAACGGTCTAAGATCCAATACGTACATCAAATTCCCAGAATCTACGAGACCGCAACCGAGCAACGATTCGAATACTGACAATTCGGGAAGATACTGGACAAAACGTTTTTACTATGATGCTAATGGCACGGAGCCAATAATACAGCATGTAACTGAATATAAGGACATGAAAAACAAAAATAAGAGTTCTTTCGCCAATAGATCTGCTGAAATATTTCTAACGACGTCAACGTATAGTCAATTACCCAGTAATTACATGCCAAAAGCAGTATTCGTAACCATGGATGGAGAGACAAAACCAGTAGAACTCAGAGGTTTCTCCACTAAATCGAATGCATACACCCGTTTCAAAAACAAGAAAAACGATTTAACAAGACCTGATCAATATGACGGCGACGGTATCATGAGAGATATTTGTTGCCAAGTAGGAGTTGATGCAGTGTACGGCGAACTGCATCCATCAGGTCAGTATTATCTCAATAAACTTGTATACACTTTATATGGTTACATATGTACTTCTATATATTCTAAAGGTTTTCAAGGAAGTGAATATAATGTCGATGACGTTGTGAAATTTTGTAATAAAGAAACGACATATGATTACGATCCATTAGGTATTGTAGATAAGTCAATCGATATTAAAGTAAAATCGTATTATTACGAGATGGGCGCCCCATCTAAATCCGCTACGTTAACTGTATATTGGGGAGCTAGCGACGCCCCGGTTAATAAACTAGAAGGAATTACCCCAACATATGAGGCGTTTGAAAAACCATTAAATGAAATAGTCTATCCTCATATAGTCGATAATGTCTCGCTGGGAGATTACATTATGGATCCTAGAATAAAAGAATTATATAAAGTACTATCAGTGCCAAATAACGGTATCGCGAAATTACTAAGAATCAGCAGACAGTATGAATTAGAAGAGTTTAAACAAACACTAATACCAGGTTCTAGAAAAGTTGTTACTACAAAGCCTATTTGGTTTAGCGGTTTTACAAAAAAGACTACGACATTACGTCTAAATCCGACAGATAATTACGTAGTTCCGTACCCCGATACGCAATATAGGGTAAAAATATTAAAGATGGTGCGGGGCGATTCAAGTGGTGCATATAATAGTTCCGAAGTATTGTCAATAACAATTGCGACAAGGGTATTGAACGAAGGAAAACCGATCGATGAAAATCATACCCTTGAAATAGAATGTGTAAATTTGAATATCGGAATTAAAGGAAACGTAGCGGATCGCGATAAGGTGGGCGAATACTTCTCTTTAGATCTCGAATTCATACCGGCATATTTAGGCGATCCAAGTGACTATGATATGTATTACTGTTTATTTGATAGTATGATAAAAACATGATATATAGGACGGTATTACATGATTTATTATAACGACAAAAAAACCGCACTAATAAAATATACGAAAGACGTTCTGGGCATGACTAAACCGGTTCTTACCGAAGCTGAAATGACAGCATTATTAAATGGTACTGAAAAAGAAAACTATTATAAAATATACCATTATTGCGGACCTTCTACCGAGCAATATGAGCAAAACAGTTGGTATAAGTTATTTCCGGATGTAACAATTTCTAAATTTGACACCGATACTCCGTCGTTTAATATATACGATGGAACTTCAAATGCTGGAACGTTGTTGGGCACTGTTAATGGTCTAGAAAGTATAACCGTTTCGTGTACGTCCGGTTTCTTGTATTTCGAAATAGCAAAAGATGAAGCCGGATATTTTAGCGAGCACATAGCGACCGATCAAGACAGTATAATTTCTATATTCGGCGGCGTCAATAATCGTTATTGGTGCACGAAAATTAATTGTCCAGTTTCGATTGTTATGCATACTAAATATCCTACGGTAACGATAACATCTGCAAATACTCGTTTTGGATCTATATTTATATATGACGGATTAGATAATGAAGAAAATCTAGTTGCAACGCTGGAAAGTTATCCAGATTATATTACTGAAATAACATTGCAGTGCACAAAAAATGTTTTGTGTATCACGTTGCCCGTTAACGAAGAGTATTTATGGTTTTCTAAATATTCTTACAGCGAAAACGTGCATTTCGGAATGACACCGGAATATAATCGGTTAATATTTTATATCACTGCAGATGGCTGTGCGATACACGTCGAAACAAATACACATTATGAACGATAAACATAATAATTATGTGTTTAGAGTACTTCAGGAGGTTTTTTAATGATTTATTTTAACGACAAAAAATATTTTTTCGCAAGTCTAGTCTCGCCTCCTGAAGGTGTGCCGATAGTAATAGACAGCGCGTATAAAATGGATGAAATATTAGAAAGATATACCAAAAAAAATTTCGAACGCGTATATTACTATATTGGTCAGACTACCGACAAATACATTCAGTATACATATTATATGTTAAGACCAGAGGTCGCCATAACAACTAACATTTCATGTACTCCATTTGAGATATATGATAGCGATGGAGTGCGAGCTTTAAGAGATCCGTTAACATTTCTTCCTAATGGTAAATTAGATATAGTAACAAAGGATATTGTCGAATGTATATCAGGATATTTATTTATCAAAGTCAAAGATGGGTACGATAATGAAATTAAAAGCATATCCATTAGAAACGGAGATCTAGAATTAATCGAAGACGAGTCTAACTATAAAATAATAAAGGTAAATACTGACGGTGATGTCTACGTTTCGACTGAGAAAATCATCGTTCCAAGTGACGACCCCGCATATGTTGTTATTATTGACGCCGAGAACATAAACTCCGGTAAATTCCGAGTATACGATACCGATGATAATCTTCAGGCAAGAGAAGAAAACTGCGTCGCAGTGTTCGGCGGAGGTAAAGAGTCCGTTTACGCAAAAGCGGGCGTAATTTGCAAAACTGGCTACTTATATTTCGAATTAGATGTAACCGATGCCGTAGAATGGGAAACAGTAAACGTAACTTCAGGGAACATGACTCTTATTTCATCGAGTAGAATCGGACGACTATTCAAAGTTAATAGCGATGCCAGTATAACTGCCGTCGCAACTACTAATCGAAAAGAAGAGGAGACGGAAGATCCGGAAATGTTCGAACATTCTGTATCTATAACTTCTGGAAATACTCGCAAAGGAACGATATTTGTTTACGATACATCGTCTCCAGATGGTATATCAGAAGAAACATTGGTTGGTAAATTGGAAGAGTATCCATATTACAAAACAAACGTTGAGGTAACATGTACTTCTGGATGCTTATATATAGTAATGAAAGACCGAAATGATGATTATCATCCATTTTTCTCCGACTTTAATTGTACAGGAGACATTGAGACTGAGTCAACAACCGGTACGTCAGCTATTAAATTTAACGTTAACGGCGAAGCAACAATTCATGTCGAAACAGGTATTATGAAAATCGACGATGATAATGTATCCGACTCGAACGAGTATATCGTAACGATAAATGTACCCGAAGATACATGGGGCGAAATAGGCGTCTATGCTATGGATACCGAAGATATATTGCATTCGGAGCTAATAAATCTATTGCAAGGTCCTTTAGGTTATAATGGACAAGATATTGCTACGGTTTCTTGTTCTAGTAAACTTTTATGCGTTAAGTTAGAAAACCCTATGGATGAATATAGCTGGTTAAACATACAAAATATAACCGGAAATATTACTTATTTGGATGTGACTAATGACAGCGCTATATTTTTAGTCGAAAGCGATGGAGAGATCACCATCGTACCGGAAACAGGGCAAGATCAAAAGCCTGCCAGCGACTCATATAAAGTGTTAGTAATTGGAGAGTCCGGAACTAAAGAATTCAAAGTTTACGATAATCCGGACGAAACTTTAGGTAGTTTTTCAGCTACTATAGGCGGTAATATACTTTCTGATTCGAATTACGCATTAATACCGTCATATAAAGGTGAAGAGTATCATACTATATATTTCGATCAGGCTCGTAAAATTACTACCGATACGTATGATTGGTACACATTCATTAGTCTATATGAAAATACTGAAAAAATAGAAGATAATGAAAATTATCGTGTAATCAAAGTTACCGGAGATGACATAGTATACGCAGTCCAGGGTACGTCGGAGAGCATAACGGAGGAATAAAATGGCAACATTTAAAAAATTATTAATAGAGCCTAAACTACAGGATAAAACAATTTCCGAAAACGGCACTGTAGTTACGGCAGACGAACATTGGTATGGGTTAAATTCGGTCACTATCGATATACCCGTATACAATGGCGAATATACAACCCACGGCGGCGCGCTTGATTATACTGACTATTTTCATGGATATCTGCGATCGGCAAATATGCCCGAAAAACCGACATTTAAATATGACGATGGACAAGCCGAAAGACGCGTCGCAAGGTATTTAACGATTAACGGTCGTTCTGACGGTTATATATACTTCACTCAAGGAGCATTAGAAAGCGGTATAGCGAGAGCAACGCTATCCGTGAGGAGTGACGGTTTTGAATATGCGTACTGGTATTTTACATCAGCGCATCTTCCCGAAGTGAACGAGGATTTAGGAACTTCATACACTGAGGAAGGATGGTATAAAGTAGAATTTGATACGATTGGACATTATTGCAGCGCAGTAAAACACGATGAACCGATAAGCGTCTCTACTAATTCATTTTCCGAGATATTTTATCCGGAATACTTCGCATTGCTATTCGAGCATATAGTACCTTTAACAAGTACAAATGGCGTAGAGTTAGCATCCGAAGATAAACAGTGTCGCAATTCCTTACTAATCCTACCCTCACTTCAAAATAAAGAAACGATAACACAAGAGGACGTAACAATTACTCCAGACAACGGCTATTGCGGTCTTGGAGAAGTAATAGTGCATGTTCAGCATCCTAATCCTAATTTACAGACAAAGACCGCTACGGTCAACGGAGAATATACCGCAGACGAAGGCTACGATGGGCTGAGTAAAGTAACGGTAAATGTCGAACCGCCTGTTCACGAATTAACAGATATCGATGCGGGTGAAATAACCGAAAACGGAGAATATGTTATAGAAACTCCCGAAGGTTATTACGGCATTGGCAAAGTAACCGCAACTATAGCGGTTCCTTCCAGTGGTGATCCGGTATTACAAGACAAAACGGTAAGCCCTTCCACTTCTGACCAAACAATAACTGCTGACGAAGGCTATGACGGTTTGGGGACGGTTACTGTTAATAAAATGAATTTAACTGCAATTAACGTCGATCCCAGCACATCGGATAATACAATAGATTCTTCTAATTTTACTGTAGATGGATTTAACAAAATAACGATAAGAGGAGTTACTTCCGCGATAGACCCTAATATACTATCCGCAAACATTAAAAAAGGTGTGGTTATTTTAGGTGTAACGGGAACCTACGAAGGTGAAACTGGAACTGTATATAAGGTTGCGATAACCCCTACATATAATTCAATTACGGTGTATGACGGAACTGATGCTTCAGGAACTTCTCTTGGAACGATTTCTAGTACAACCACCGTTGACTGTACATCAGGATATCTTTATTTAGTCGGCAATTCCTCCTCTTACGGAGTAATAATTTCAGATGCTTCTGGTGTAACAGAGGAAGACGCCGGTAGTGGTTGGACTTTATTAAAGGTCACCGCAGATGGATCTTGTTCGGCATACAACGAATGTATAGTAGAAGGTAGTCTGGTTACGCTTGCTGACGGTAGCACTAAACCTATCGAAGAAATTACCTACGATGATGAGTTATTAACTTGGAACTTCGATGAAGGTAAATTAGAATCAAGAAAACCGTGTTGGATTATGACGCCGGGAGTTTCGCCAAAATATTGGCATACGGTGCTTAGCGACGGAACTGAAATCGATCTTGTTGGCGCAAAACATAATTCCCATAGATTCTTTAACTATGAGCAAGGAAAGTTCATATATGCGAATAATTTCAAAATGGGAAGCGAACACACCTTTAAACAAGATGGTAGTATGCCCATTGTAGTATCTTGCGAACCTATGACTGATAAAACAGTTAGATATTTTAATATGATGACCGAACATAATATCGGTTTCTTCGCAAATGGTATTTTAGTAGGCAATCGGTTTAGTAATATGTATCATATTGAAGATATGAAATTTATTAAACATGATAAATCTCTTAATAATAGAGAGGACTACCTCGAAGTTCCCGATAGAATTTTCTACGGTTTGCGTATCGCAGAACAAAGCGAAGCACAAAACGCGAACGGCTCCGTACAATTCTACGATACTCTCAGAGAACATATCATTCATAATATTGTAGAACACGATATTCTTTATACCGGCAAAAAAGATTATGTTCCCTGGAAATTTAAGAGGTGATTTATGAGCAATTGGTTAGAAAAATTATTTATAAAAGAAGCCAAGCCCGCATTGGATAGACATGCGGGAACTGGCGAAATAGAATTTAAAGTACAAGAAAAATCCACCTCTATTACCAAAAACGGAACATTCAATATGTATCCTGATGTAGAGTATAACGGAATATATAAAGCTACTATTGTCGTCGATGTGCCGCTTAAAGTCGCATCTGACGAAGAAGGCAACTACTACAAAGTAAATGCTAATGGCGAATTAGAGCCAATAGAAGTACATAATGCCGAGGAGGTTAGCGTCTAATGTCTACGATTTACCTTATACAGCGCTCAACTCTTGTTTCTATCGCCGATGCTATTCGTCAAGTATACGGTATAACGGAGAACATTCCAGTATCCTCTTTGGCGAATACTTTAATTGACGGGACAGTAACGGGAAGTGCCGAGGAAGCAACGCACGAGTTTTACGCAATAAAGCACCAAACATTGGTCGACATTGCTAATGCGTATAGGGTTAAATCAAAAACTAACGCTAATGTCTCGGTATTAGACCTGTCAGATAAGATACTGGAGCTCGCGAAAGTAGAACTTAGAAAACTAGACACGCCTAGTATTTATCTTGAAACTGACGAAGAAGTTCAACCGAATTCTAGTGCTATTCTAGGTAGAGCTATACTTGGCCGTGCGGTTCTGGGTAACAGCGAAATATCCGGGCTTGAAAAATTAGATACACCGGTAATTTACCTTGAACATATATATGATGAAACTCCGGGCGAACCTGAAGTTCTGAAATTAGATACTCCTGAAATCTATCTCGAAACTATATCTAACGAAGAACCAGATGAACCTGAAGTTCTGAAATTGGAAACTCCGGTAATTTACCTTGAAACCATAGAGGAAGAAATTCCTGATGAACCAGATGAACCTGAAGTTCTGAAATTGGAAACACCGGTAATTTACCTTGAAACCATAGAGGAGGAAATTCCCGATGAACCTGACGAACCTGATGAACCCGATGAACCAATAGTAACTAAATTAGATACTCCTGAAATCTACCTCGAAACCATAGAGGAAGAAATTCCTGATGAACCGGATGAACCAATAGTAACTAAATTAGATACTCCGGTTATTTATCTCGAAACCACAGAAGACACGTTACCGAAATTAGAAGCACCTGTAATATATCTTGAAGAACTTGAAGGTAGCGAAATATTAACATATACAGTAACGATTGATACTCAAGTGCCTGGCGCTGCACAACTTTATACGGGCGCGTTATTGGCGCAGTTTAACACTGATAGAGAGGTCGAATCGTTCGAACCCATAGGCGACAACATCGATAATTTTTCGTATTCTAAAACCTCTTCAGGAATATATCAAGTTTCTGGCACGGTATATGGGTCATATGTTGGCGAGACAGTAACTATTGAAATTAAAGTAACTTATAAATAAAGGAGATAAAAATCAAAATGGCAAAAACATATATAAAAGGAAATCCGGTATCCAATGCGACTCAGTATAGTCTCAATGAAAAAGCATCGGATGGTACTTATTCAGAACTCACAACTTCAAGTGAAATAAATTTTGAAGTGTCGGCATTAAATCTAGAAGCAGGTTCACACACTTTAGTTGTTAAAGCAAAAGCAGATGGTTATGAAGATAGCGATTATTCAAATGAGGTTGTTTATATAGTAGAAGAAGGCGAAGCCGAATGGGAAGTATACTCGCCCGACGGATTGGCCACTGTAACAGAAGAAAACGGTGTTCCTACTGTTACAGCGACTAATAATAAAGCTGTCGTATTTATGAAGAATACTAACCAAAACTTTAGTTTTGTTTCACCCGCGGCATCTGCTAGCGACGGTGGACGTATGGTTATCATCGGCAGATACGATAGCAACATACTTGCGTTTCGTCCTCGTGGTGCTGATATTGGCACCAACTTACAACGTTATGACTATACAACGTTTGGCGGCGGAGTATTAACGACTGATGCTGCCGCTACAAGCACATTCGCGCAAGGAGATACTCTAAGTGTGACATGGAGTGGAAATACCGCAACTTTATCGGTCAACGGCGTTACTCAATCATCTTTTGACTGCAGCACGTATGTTGCGAACGAAACTTGGAAAAAATGCGCAGGCTTTATGTATACGAATTTTACAAGCTCAACTGTAACATTAGCTGATTTCACATTATTATAAGGTGGTAGTATATGGCTTATAAACGTCAGACATTTGTAGATAAAACAGAAACTACTGAGGGAACAGTGTTAAAAGCTGAGCATTTCAATCACATTGAAGACTGGATTGTTGCTGACGAATACAACAAATATAGTCATTTTTCAATAGACGATTTTTATTTAGCTTTTGAAGATTTAACAAACAATAAACCAGCGTCGATTTTTGACAATTCAATGTTTGCTTGGCTAAAGAAATTTCATGAAGATACTGGCGTAACTATTAGCTGTTATTGCTTCTATCAGAACGCATCGAGCAATCCAACTTTCACTCTTGATATGGTTCCTACTACTTGGCGTTCAGAATTTAAAGCGAATAGTAGCTGGTTAAAATTTGGTTTTCACGCATTGTATAGTGGTATTAATTACGCCTCTGCAACTGCCGAAACTGCGACTGAAGCTTACTCGAAAACTATCAACGCATTAATTAATATTACCGGTTCGTCTGAATGTATTGATAGAATACCGCGTTTACACAACTTTGCAGGTTCGTTAGAAGCTTGTAAGGCGATGAGAGATGCGCCTTGCGGCTGTCGTGGGTTTTTAGCAGCAATTAATGCATCAGATGGTGGAATTAGACAGTCATATTATTTAGAAGAAGAATTTAATACTTATATTAATAAACACGATTATCTATTTGACCCATCAACTCAATTACATTTTGTGAGAACACAAGAAGGTAGCAACTTATATAATACAGGTTCATATAATACTGATATTGAGTACGCTAATGTTAACAAATTCGTAGAATTTTTCACTCATGAAAATCAATTAACTGATGGTATTAAATCAGCATTTGTTGCATCATATAATAGATTAAAAGCAACTCATAAACCTGTGTTTTGGCAGGACATTTTCTGCTAATATAATCACACTATTAATCAAGGAGGAAATTCAAAATGGATGATAAAGAACTTCTCCATTATGGCGTTCCCGGCATGCGATGGGGTCACAGAAAGAAGCAGCAGTATGAGCTCAACCAGAAACGTGCCCAAGCTAAAGCCGATAACGATGACGACGAAGAACATGCTGATTATAAGAAGACGTTAGAACGCAAAAGCCTTAAAGCCATGAGCACTAAGGAAATTAACGACGTGACGTCTCGTATAGAAGCGGAAGAAAGATACAGAAAAGCTACTATGTCTAATAAAGAAAAAGTAGCTGAATGGTTTAAAGGTCTAATGATCGACACCGGTAAGAACTCCGCTAAAAGATTCGTGGATCACTATGCCAATGCTGGCGTAGATGCTCTTACTGACGTAATCGATGAAAAGACTCCCTTTGGTAATTTATTTGGACTTAGGGAAAAGGCCGAGCAGAAGCGTAAGGCAAAGGATCTGACATTAGATAAGACAAGGAAAGCGCACGATGCGATTTTCGGTAAGAAAGAAAAGAAGGCTGAGGAAGAGGCTGAGGAAGAACCGAAGAAATCTGACGAAAAGCCGAAAGAAGAGCCTAAGAAATCTGACGAAAAGCCGAAAGAAGAGCCTAAGAAATCCGAAGAGAAACCTAAGAAGGAAGAACCGAAGAAATCTGACGAAAAGCCGAAAGAAGAACCTAAGAAAGAAACCAAGTCTGAAGCATCTTACGAATATAAGACCGAATCTAGCGAGTACTCGATGGAAGACCCTTATAATCACGTTAAAGATAGCTCCGATCGCGGAAGTAGCTGGCTCAACACTCGATACGTCGGAAACAGCGTAAAATTAGCTAAAAAAGAAACCGAAAAGAAAAAGAAAAAGAAATAAACGGTGATAACATATGGCATTGTCGAATACAGCTACCCCTAAGTATTACGGCATGTTTCGAGATGCCGTACTTAGAGGAGAAATACCAGTTAACCGTGAAATCTCTATGGAGATGAACCGAATAGATGCACTCATTAAAAACCCAGGTGTTTGGTACGACGACCAAGCTATCGATGGGTTTATTTCGTATTGTGAAAACGAATTAACATTAACCAATGGTGACGATCTTCACTTATTAGATTCGTTTAAACTTTGGGCAGAGCAGATATTCGGTTGGTATTACTTTGTTGACAGAAGTGTATACGTCCCTGGCAAAGATGGACATGGTGGTCGCTATGTCAAGAAAACCATAAAGAAGCGTCTAATCAATAGACAATATTTAATAGTAGGACGTGGCGCTGCCAAATCGATGTACGCGTCATGCATACATAGCTACTTCCTTAATATTGACACATCGACTACTCAACAGTCAACTACTGCACCCACAACTAGACAGGCAGAAGAAGTATTAGGACCGATAAAAACATCAATAACTAGGGCTAGAGGACCTTTATTTAAGTTCTTAACCGAGGGATCATTACAAAATACCACCGGTTCAAAAGCTGACCGTTTGAAGTTAGCAAGTACTAAAAAAGGTATCCAGAATTTCCTGACAAATTCTTTGTTGGAAATCGTCCCGATGACTATTGATAAATACCAAGGTCGTAAAGATAAAGTTGTATCAGTGGACGAATGGTTGTCTGGTGACATCTCCGAAGATGTCGTCGGTGCAGCAAAACAAGGCGCTTCTAAGAACGAGGAGTTCCTCATCTTAGCTATTAGCTCAGAAGGTACTGTACGTAATGGACCTGGCGATTCAATCAAAATGGAGTTAGCTAGCATTCTTAAAGGTGACTATCCTGATATCCATACTTCAATCTTTTGGTACAAACTCGATTCAATCGACGAAGTAGCTGACCCCAGAATGTGGGTTAAAGCAAATCCTAATTTAGGAAAGACCGTTAGTTACGAAACGTACCAAGATGAAGTAGAAAGAATGGAAAATAACCCTGCTGTTAGGAATGATACGTTAGCTAAACGTTTCGGTATACCCGCAGAAGGTTATACGTACTACTTCACTTATGAAGAAACGTTGCCTCATAGAAAAAGAGAATTCTGGCAAATGCCATGCGCGTTGGGCGCGGACTTATCGCAAGGTGACGACTTCTGTGCATTTACGTTCTTATTCCCGTTGGGAAATGGAGCATTCGGCGTAAAGACCAGAAACTATATAACAACCAGAACTATGATGAAACTCCCCGGAGCAATGCGCTTGAAATACGAAGAGTTTATAAAAGAAGGTAGTTTGATAGTTTTAGAAGGTACTATTTTAGACCCAATGGAAGTATTCGACGATTTAGATGCGTTTATAATTAATAGTCAATACGACGTTCGTTGCTTCGGATATGACCCGTATAATGCCAAAGATTTCGTCGACCGTTGGGTAACTGAGAATGGTACTTATGGAGTTGAAAAAGTCATTCAAGGTTCTAGAACAGAATCAGTTCCTTTAGGGGAACTTAAGAAATTAGCAGAAGATAGAATGCTGTTCTTCGACGAAGCACTAATGACTTTTACTATGGGTAACTGTATCACGATAGAAGATACCAACGGAAACCGTAAATTATACAAGAAGCGCTATGACCAGAAAATCGACGCTGTTGCAGCAATGATGGACGCGTATATCGCTTATAAGCTTAACAAAGATGCTTTTGAATAAAAGGAGAACACCAAATGGGATTACTAGACAGAATTAAACATGGATGGAATGCCTTTGTAAATAACAGAGATCCCACTATGTACTATAATACCATGGACCTCGGTCAAAGTTACTTCACGCGACCTGACAGAGTCCGACTTAGCGGTGGTAACGAAAAGACTGTTGTAACCGCTATTACAAACCGTATCGCTCTAGATGTCGCAGATGTGGATATTCGCCATGTTGTATTGGACGAAGAAGGTAGATTTAATGACTACTATAAGAGCGGATTAGATTACTGTTTGAACACTGAAGCTAACATAGACCAAACGCATAAAGACTTCATACAAGATATTGTTATGTCAATGATTGATGAAGGTGTCGTTGCGGTGGTCCCTGTGGATACTGACGTTGATCCCACTAAAACCGGATCGTATGATATTAAGACTATGCGAACCGGCAAAATTATTCAATGGTATCCTCGTCACGTAAAAATAAAACTTTATAATGATCGCACGGGTAAGCATGAAGATGTCACACTCCCTAAAGAGAGCGTAGCTATCATCCAGAACCCGTTCTATGCGGTCATGAACGAACCGAACTCAACTATGAAACGACTTGTTAAGAAATTAACATTGTTGGACGCAATAGATGAGCAAAGCGGTTCGGGTAAATTGGATTTAATCATCCAGTTACCATACATTGTTAAATCAGAGGCAAGACGTGAACAAGCCGAAAAAAGGCGTAAAGATATAGAAGTGCAATTGTCCGGTTCTAAGTATGGTATTGCTTATACCGACGGTACTGAGCGTATCACTCAATTGAACCGACCTGTAGAGAACAATCTATTGAAGCAGATTGAATACCTAACGAGCATGCTATACAGCCAGTTATCGTTTCATCAGTCGATATTAGATGGTACCGCAGACGAAAAAACAATGCTTAACTATACTAACCGCACCGTAAAAGTTATGGTAATGGCTATTGTTAACGAATTCAAAAGAAAATTTTTAACCAAAACTGCTCGGTCACAGAACCAGTCGATTTCCTACTTCAGAGATCCCTTTGCTCTTATGCCTGCTTCTGAACTTGCTAAAACTGCAGACACGTTAACTAGAAATGAGATCTTAACTAAGAATGAGATTAGGCAAATCATGGGTAGAAAGCCTTCAACCGATCCCAAGGCGGACAAACTTATCAACAGTAACATAAGCCATCCGGAAGGCGAGGCACCTACACCAGTTAAAGAGGTGACTGAAGAACCAATTTTAGAAGGAGAAAATCAAAATGGAGCTTAGCGTAAACAACTACGATTTCGCTGGGTGGGCGACATGCAGCAACAAATTATGTTCTGACGGCCGTACCATTTTACCTGATGCGTTTAAACATCATGATGGTGATATAGTTCCTCTTGTGTGGAACCATCAACACAACGATGTGCATAACATCTTAGGTAAAGCATTGTTACATAGTCGCGACGGCGGAATGTATGCATACTGTATGTTCAACGATACCGAAAGCGGACGAGAAGCCAAGAAAATTGTTTTACATGGCGATATTTGTTCACTTTCTATCTGTGCTAACCAGCTTAAGCATGACAATAAGCGCGGCGTTACGCATGGTAAAATCCGTGAAGTAAGCCTCGTCTTAGCAGGAGCAAATCCTGGTGCACTTATCGACACCGTTGTTAAGCATGGCGAAGGTGCTGACGAAGAGGAAGAAGCAATCATATTCAACGGGGAACCCCTTGATATTCCTAACCTCGAAAGCAACCTCGAACATGCTGAAGAAGGTGAAGAAAACAGCCAACAGGTTGACCCTGAAGTTGTAGAAGAAACACAACCCACTGAAGTGGCAGAAGAAGTACAACACGCTGATGAAGCCGCTGAAAAGACCGTCGAAGATGTGTATAACACTCTCAACGACGAACAAAAAGATCTATTACACGCATTCGTTGCGAAGGCAATAGAAGACACTGAAAACAAAAACAAAAAAACGGACAATGATACTTCCGAAGGAGGAAACGAAACCATGAAGCACAATGTATTCGATAACAACGAAGCTACCAAGAAAGAAGCAGTACTTACCCATGCTGACAAAGAAGCGATTATCGCTCTTGCTAAACAACCCGGTGTTGCTAGCTTAAAGTCTGCTATCCAAATGTACATCAGCGACAACGAAGAATTAGCTCACGCTTTTGACCAATCTGACGCTGAAACTGTTGCATTACTCTTCCCTGAACCCCATCTCATCAATCCTGGTGCGCCTGAAATCATCAGAGACTTTGACCAAAGTTGGGTTATGAAGGTAATCAACAAGATCCATAAGAGTCCTTTCTCTAAGATTCGTACCCGTAAAGCTGACGCTAGAGCAGTTGATCTCAACGCTAAAGGTTACCAAAAGAAAGGCGACAAGAAAGAAATTATGAACCAAATCAAACTCTTGAAGAGAGAAACCTCTCCTCAAACTGTTTATATCAAAGATGAACTCCACAGAGACGACATCATCGATATCGATTGGGACGTAACTGCTTTCCAACTCAAAGTCATGAACGACCAGATGTATGAAACCCTTGCTTTAGCAGCATTAATTGGTGATGGTCGTGAAGAGACTGATCCCGATAAGATTCACGAAGCTAACATTCGTTCAATCTATCACGATGAAGATTTCTACTGCATGCACTGTGACGTAGACATCGCTAAAGCAAAAGCAGAACTTCAAGGTACCAACACTGGTGCTAACTTCGGTGAAAACTACATTTACTCTGAAGCTATCATCACTGCAGCTCTCTATTCTAGAGAAAAGTTCAAAGGCACTGGTCTTCCCACCCTTTACTGCACTCCTCACCTTGTAAACGTAATGCTCCTTGCTCGTGACTTAAACGGTAGACGCATCTACAATTCTAAGGCTGACCTTACTGCAGCTCTTAACGTTGCTGAAATCGTAGAAATCGAACAACTCGAAGGTCAAATCAGAGAAACCGAAGCTGGTAACAAGAAACTCCTTGGTCTCTTCGTTAACCTTGCTGACTATACTTTCGGTTGCGCTAAGGGTGGTCAACTCACCAAGTTTGAAGATTTCGATATCGACTTCAACAAATATAAATATCTCTTGGAAACCAGACTTTCAGGTTCATTAACCGAACCCTTCTCTGCAATTGCACTTGAAGAACCTGTAGCTACTGCTGGTTAATCTAAAAAATCAAAATGGAGTGAATAATTATGGCTAAGTTCTATGGACCTATCGGTTATGCTGCCGAGATAGAAGAAATCAGTCCTGGCGTTTGGTCTCCGGACATTGTGGAGCACTTTGCGGTGGGGGACATTCTCCGCATGCCGAGCAATATGTCTGAAAATTCTGAGAGCACCAATGATAACTTGAAGTTTAGCGGACAAATCAGCATCATAGCCGATTCATACGTACTTAACCATTACAGCTCCATGAAATACGTCGAAATCATGGGTGCTAAATGGAAGATTTCGAGTGTTGAACCCAAGCATCCAAGACTGATTCTTACTTTAGGGGGTGTATACAATGGCAAGCAGGCTTAAACTGCATGAGGAATTCTGTAATATCCTCGGAACTAGAAACGTGTATTACAATCCCCCTGAGTCAGTAAGAATGAAATACCCTTGTATTAGGTATCAGTTAGCTGCTATAGATCAAACGTACGCAGACAATATGACTTATACCTCTACTAAAAAATACGAGGTAACTGTGATCGATTACGATCCAGACAGCCCTATATATGACGATATTATTAAGCATTTCCCGATGTGTAGATTTGATCGTCCGTATATCGCTGAAAATCTATATCACTTTGTATTTACTTTATATTATTAATTAAGGAGATAAAACTACTATGGCAAATTTTAAACTTGCATGGGATGAAGATACTAAGAAGTTATATGAAACCGGCGTCGATCGTGGTGTAGTATATCCTAAGACTGGCGCTAGTGGCGCATATGGCGATGGTGAAGCTTGGAACGGTTTAGTTAATGTTACTGAATCTCCCGAAGGTGCTGAAGCTACTCCCTTATATGCCAACAACCACAAATACTTAGAAATCATGTCTGACGAAGATTTCAACGGTAGCATTGAAGCATATACTTATCCCGATAGCTTTGCTGTATGCCTCGGACAAGTAGCGGTTAAACCCGGCGTATTCGCAACTCAACAAGTACGTAAACCTTTCGGTTTCACTTATCGCAGTTTAATTGGCAACGACACCGAAGGTACCAAGTATGGATACAAAATCCATATTGTTTATAACGCGCTTGCCGGTGTATCGGAAAAATCTAACCAAACCATTGGCGAAGAAAACGAACCCGAAACCATGTCTTGGGATTTCTCTACTACTCCTGTTGAAAACGCAGCTCTTTCCAAAGCTACTGCTCATCTTGTAATTGATAGCACTAAAGCAGACGCTGCTAAACTTGGAGAGTTAGAAAATATACTTTACGGAACCGCAGCAGTTATGGAAGGAGAAACTGTAACAACCCCTGCAGTAGCAGCTAAACTTCCCAGCATTGACGAAGTTCTTGCTTTATTCCCTGACGCTACTTAATAACTTAACCAAATAACATTTAAGGAGACGTACTCAGTGTAGGCTGGCGTCTCCTATTTAATTTTAAAAGAAAAGGAGAATTTTAAACTATGTTAAAGAAAACTGTAACTTATACCGATTATAACGGCGTTGAAAGAACTGAAGATTTCCACTTCAATTTAACTAAAGCTGAAATTATGGAAATGGAAATGGGCACTACTGGCGGTCTCGCTGAAATGATCAAGAGAATCGTAGGTGCGCAAGACATGCCCGCAATTATCAAAATTTTCAAAGAACTCGTACTTAAAGCTTACGGCGTAAAGAGTCCCGACGGTAGGCGCTTTATCAAGAACGACGAAGTTAGAGCTGAGTTCGAGCAAACTGAAGCATACTCTACTATCTTTATGGAACTTTCTACTAATGCTGATGCAGCTTCTGCATTCATTAACGGCATCGTTCCTGCCGATATGAGCAAACAACTTGCTTCACAACAGAAATAAATTAGAAAACACAGAAGGGGATGAGGGATATGCTTCGAATTACCATACCTGCCATAGACTTATGGGATGAAAAGAAGGAAGAGTTCGTTAGTAGAAAAGAACAAACGTTGCAACTGGAGCATTCCCTCGTCTCACTTTCAAAATGGGAATCGAAATGGCATAAAGCATTTCTTACTAACAATGATAAAACGACTGAGGAAGTCATTGATTATATTAAATGCATGACAATTACACAAAACGTCGATCCCGAGACATATAACTATCTTACCAATGAGAATTTTGCCGAGATTAACGAATACATTAAGAATCCTATGACAGCTACCAAAGTTTATGACAATGATGGCAAAAAGGGATCTCGCAAAACTGTAACATCCGAGCTTATTTATTATTGGATGATAGCGCTGAATATACCTCCTCAGTACGAAAAGTGGCATTTAAATCGGTTACTTACATTAATACGAGTTTGTAATATTGAAAACAAACCTCCTAAGAAAAAGAAAGGAAATAGCCAAGCTACTGCTAATCGTTACGCTGAGTTAAATGCTGCTCGCAGAAAACAATTAAATTCAAAAGGGTGATTTATATGATTAACTTTGAAATCTTCATGCTAGGGTTGTTCGTAACGGCAACCTTTGCTGGTCTTATGACCGAAGCAGTTAAGAAAATCTTAAACGACCTTGAAGTGAAGTACCACTCTAATATCGTAGCTGGCATAGTATCATTCGTTCTGGCTATAGGTATTGGCGTTGGATATGTCGTATTAAATAATCTGGGTTTCACTTCACATTCTATTGTATATATCGCTATCTTAGCGGTATTAAGCTGGCTATGCTCTATGGTCGGCTACGATAAGGTTACTCAAGTCATAGCACAAGTTAAAAACAACAAGAAAGGATGATTTAAATGAGTAACAGTCCTTTGGTGAGTTATACGAAGATTAGTCCTAATAAGACAAGTCCTAGAAATCATAAAATTGACACGGTCAGCATCCATTGTGCTGTCGGTCAGTTTACAGCAAAGGAACTTTTAAATTTGAGTAATTTCACTAAGGCCGATTCCAAGAATGGGTCTTCTTGCAATTATGCCATCGGTTATGATGGGTCAATTGGTATGGGTGTAGAGGAAAAAGACAGATCATGGTGCACCTCCAGTCGTTCGAATGACCATCGAGCGATTACCATAGAAGTGGCGTCTGAAGCCAAGCACCCATACAAAGTTACTAAAGCGGCTTATACTGCTCTAATCGAGTTATTAGTAGACATATGTAAGCGTAATGGTATCGAACAGCTTAAATGGAAAGCTAACAGAAATCTAATAGGCAGACCTGAAAAACAGAACATGACGGTTCATAGATGGTTTGCTAACAAAGCCTGCCCCGGAGACTACTTATACAAGCGTCACGGCCAAATAGCATCGGAGGTAAACGCTAAACTAACTGGCGTGCCATATAAAGTAAAAGTAGATATCAAAGATTTAAACATACGAAAAGGACCAGGGACCAAATATAGTAAGACTGGTGAATACACAGGAAAAGGAGTCTTCACTATAGTGAAAGAACAAGAAGGCTGGGGCAAATTAAAGAGCGGAACAGGATGGATTTCGCTAAAATACACTACAAAAATTTAAGGGGAACGACACATGATCAAGTTCAGACAAAAGGGCGACTTCTCCAAACTAACCAGTTATCTAGAACGAGTAAAAGGAAGAGCTCATTTGAGCGGACTAGATAAATATGGTAAACAAGGCGTTGCAGCCCTTGCGTCTGCGACCCCTGTCGATACTGGTAAAACTGCGGCTTCGTGGTATTACCAGATAGAACACACTGAAGGGAGAGTAACACTCTCTTTTTTAAATTCAAATGTTCAAAATGGAATTCCGATTGCTATCATACTGCAGTATGGGCACGGAACAGGAACAGGAGGTTGGGTACAGGGTCGAGATTATATTAATCCTGTTGTCCAGCCTATTTTTGATGAAATAGCAAATAACGCATGGAAGGAGGTAACTAAAGTATGAGTAATGTAATTGACCGTAAAGTTGTCGAGATGCAGTTTGATAACAGGCAGTTCGAGAAAAACGTTACCACTACCATGAATTCGGTCGATAAACTTAATAAAAATTTAGACGGTTTAAATTCCATCTCCAGCAAAAATGGTGGACTATCTAAATTAGGCGAGGATTTAGATGACGTAAGACGCAGAGCTGAATGGCTTCGTGAGTTTGATATAGCTAATTGGATTAATAATAAGTTAATTTATCCGTTAGTTACAGTTCTTCCTCGCACATTTAGCGAGTTATTTGGCGGCGTTGCAAGTAAAGCTGGTTTCGGCGAGTACGAACTTAAGATGGGCTCAATTCAAACCATCATGGCTGGTACTGGCGAAAGCATGGAAAAGGTTAACCAGAAGTTACAAGAGTTGAACGAATATTCGGATAAGACCATATACTCGTTCCAAGATATGACTTCGAATATCGGTAAATTCACCAACGCCGGCGTTAGTCTTGACGATTCTGTATCCGCTATCCAAGGTGTCGCTAACGTAGCTGCGATTTCAGGCGCAAACGCTAACGAAGCATCTAGGGCTATGTATAACTTTGCCCAAGCGATGTCATCTGGTTATGTTAAATTAATTGACTGGAAATCTATCGAAAACGCTAATATGGCGACTGTAGATTTCAAGAATCAGTTACTTGAGACTGCCGTAGCCGAAGGTAAGTTAACTAAGACTTCGAACGGCATGTATAAGACCCTTAAGGGCACAACCATATCTGCGACGAAGATGTTTAACGATTCGTTACAGGAACAGTGGATGACATCTGAAGTTCTTACTAAAACCTTAAAAAAGTATTCCGATACGAATACGGAAATTGGCAAAAAAGCTACGCAAGCAGCGACCGAAGTTAAGACCCTCAGTCAATTATACGATACATTAAAAGAAGCAGCACAATCTGGTTGGGCTCAAACTTGGGAAATTATTGTCGGTGACTTCGAAGAAGCCAAAAAGTTTATGTCCGAACTCAACAACACGTTGGGTGGTTTAATCGGAAAAGCTGCGGACGCTCGTAACGAATTACTTGAAAACTGGAAAGTAATGGGCGGTAGAGATGACATCATCGAAACTTTCCGCAATCTCGTTAAGGCAATAGGCTCGTTCATAGCGCCAATTAAAGAAGCCTGGGGTGAGATATTTAATCCGCTTACTTCCGAAGGACTTAAAAGTTTCACTGAGGGAATAAGAAACTTTACTCAAAGCTTAATACTATCAGAAGGAACGGCGGAAAATCTAAAACGTGTTTTCAAAGGCGTTTTCTCCGTACTTAGTATAGTAGTAGAAATATTTAAAGGCTTTGGCGCGGCTATAGGAATAGTTACCGAAGATTCTAACGGTTTAGCTGATGGACTGTTAGGCTTACTAGCAATAGTTGGCGATATGCTTTCCTCATTGGCCGATTTCATAAAAGAAACTAAAATTATCAAAAATGCATTCATAGTAGTTGGTAAAACTATTAAATTTATATTATCGATTCTAGGCACTCTCGTACAATCATTAGTCGAAGGCTTCGAATGCGGTCCGTTAGAAATATTTTCCGGACTGTTAGACGGTATAAGCACTAAGTTAGCAGAACTTGCTGACTCGTCTACGGATTTCGGCGAAAGATTCAAAATGGCATTCAAGAACCTTGGTTCTGCTATTAAAAATAGCGAATTCTTTAAAATAATATCGTCTTTATTGATCGGAATTAAAGGCATGGCGGTAGGTCTAGTTAAAGGCATCGTCAATATCTTTAAAGGTATCGGTTCTGCTATTATGTCAGGCGACGTAGGCGGTTTATTCGAAATGCTTAGCAAATTGCTTGACGGCGGTATTCTAGTCGGACTTGGCATGCTAGTAAAGAAAATTGTAGATTTACTTGGTGGGTCGGGTCTCGTTAAAACAATTAAAAATGTTTGCGAAAGTGTTAGCCAATACTTTGGAGCATTATCGAAAAATATAAACGCTGGCACATTAAAGAAAATCGCAGATGCTATCGGTATATTAACTTTAGCATTAATTGCGTTAGCGTTTATTCCGGCGGATAAATTAGAGAAATCCTTAGCCGCAATTACTTTAGCATTTGGCGAGTTACTGTTTATGTTCGCTATGATGAGCAAAATAGGTAAAGCCAGTATGGTCAAAGACGGCAAAGGCGGGTTTGTTAATGCCATAAAGGGTGTTACAGATTCGATAGCAAGCATAAACACCATGGTGTCAATGATGGTTGCGTTGTTGGGTATGACCTGGGTAATTCAACGAATGGGCAACTTGGATGTTGATACGCTAATTAAGGGCGTGACGGCAACTACGATATTACTTGCTGCAATGACCGGCGTAATGATCGCTTTGTCTAAGTTCCAAATAGCTAGTAAAGAGACTCTGCAGCAAGGCAACGACAAAATGTCTATAAAATACACTAACCAAATCAAAGGCATGGTTACGATGGCGTTTGCGCTATTGATTCTTTCAGTTCCGCTTAAGGTTCTCGGAAGTATGGAATGGGACGCATGGGCTAGAGCAGTTGGCGGTATTGTTATACTTTTAGCGGCAATGATGGGCGTCGAAATAGGTTTATCCAGACTCGGTCAGTCCGGAAAGACAATGCTTGCTGGTTCTGGCGCAGTAGCTATAATGGCTTCCGCAATAAACATGATAATACCTACATTATTATTGTTAGGTATCATTCCGTTCCCGATCATACTCAAAGGTATTGGCGGTTTAGCTATGATATTGGCGGCAATGATGGGCGTCGAAATAGGTTTATCCAGACTCGGCAAATCAGGAAAGACAATGTTAGCAGGCGCTGGGGCAGTAGCTATAATGGCTGCTACCTTATGGACGGTAATGCCAATGTTGTTAATGCTTGGTATTATCCCGTTCAAAATTATATTGAAAGGTATTGGCGGATTAGCTCTCATATTAATCGCTTTAGGCGGCGTTGAAGTGGCTTTTGGTTTGCTAGGCGATAATGCTGGAAAACGTATGTTAGCAGGCGCTGGCGCTATAGCTATAATGATAGCCGTACTAAACATGGTATTACCCACATTATTACTATTGGGTGTAATGCCGTGGCAAG